AGGCTCCGATGCTGCACACGGAGTCGATCGGCCTCGGCGACGCGTACATGATCTCCGGCCCCGGCGACTCCAAGGACGACCTCCCCATCGTCACCGCCGAGTCCCCCTTCCAGGCCTACGCCCGCCGTAACCCCCGCACCCGCAAGATCAGCGACGGCATCAAACGCTGGACCGAGGGGGACGACGACGAGAAGGTCGAGTGGGGGAACCTCTACCTGCCCGACGCCCGCATCACGTTCCGCAAGACCGGCGACGGCTGGCTCGAAGACTCGCGCTTCAACCACGGCTACGGCTCGCCCCTGATCGTCCCGTTCACGAACCAGATGCGGCTGCTCGAGCCCTACGGCCGCTCCGAGTTCGAGGACATCATCGGGATCGCCGACGCGATCAACAAGATGGCCACGGACATGATGATCTCCGGCGAGTTCCACGCGATGCCGCGCCGCTACGCCTTCGGCCTCAAGAAGGAGGACTTCGAGGACGAGAACGGCAACCCGATCAGCGACTGGAAGAAGCTCGCCGGGGGCATCTGGGCGTCCGAGATCGCGGGCCCCGACGTACAGGTGGGGCAGTTCCCCGAGGCGGACCTCACGAACTTCCACTCCTCGGTGAAGCTGCTGTTCCAGATCGCGTCGATCATCGCATCGCTCCCGTCCTACGTGACCGCGTTCGGCGGCGACAACCCGGCCTCGGCCGAGGCGCTGAAGGCCGCGGAGATCACAAAGAACAAGCGCGCCGAACGGAAGGTCACCGTGCTCGGCGGCGCCCACGCCGAGGTGCAGCGCAACAACCTCCGCATCCTCGGGCAGTTCGCTCCCGAGATGCGGCGCATCGAGACCCAGTTCCGCCCCGTGGCCACGGCCAGCGAGGGCCAGCTCAGCGACTACGCGATGAAGCTCGTCTCCCAGGGCATCATCCCGCCGCAGCAGGCCCGCAAGGACCTCGGCTACTCCCAGGAGGAACGCCGCCACATGGAGCGCTGGGACCGCGAGAACCTCGCCGACCCGTTCATCACCCGGATGACGCGTGAGGACACCGCCGGGGAGGTCTGATGGCCGCCGAGCAGAACGTCCCCCGCTCGGCCACCAGCCACTACCGGCTCATGCAGGACCTGCAGCTGCGCGCGATCCGCCGCGGCCGCAGGGCCTGGGTGCAGATCGACCCCGCCCACCTCTCCACCTCCTGGCGCGAGCAGCTCCCCCGCCTCACCAGCAGCGTGAGCGAGGTCCAGGAGGACGCGACCAGCGCCGCCGTCGGCTACAGCGCCCAGACCCTCGCCGGCCGCGCCGAGTACGAGTTCCCCCGCGCGTTCGCGGACCCCTCCGCGTTCGTCGGCGTGCTCGAAGACGGAGGCGACCTCTCCGCCGCGATGTACATGCCCGTCATCACGACGAAGCAGGCGCTCGCCGGCGGCATGACGACGCGCCAGGCGCTCGCCGTCGGCCGCGACCGGCTGGACCGGATCGTGGCGGGCGCCGTGCGCGACTCCGCGCGCGGCGCCGCCTCGGTCGACATCACCGCCCGGGACGGCATCGGCTACACCCGCATGCTGAACCCGCCCAGTTGCGACCGCTGCGCGATCCTCGCCGGCCGCTTCTACCGCTGGAACACCGGCTTCGACCGCCACCCGAACTGCGACTGCATCCACGTCGCCGCGAAGAACACGAAGGCCCTGCAGGACGAGGGCCTCCTCGCCGACCCCTACGACTACTTCCACAGCCTCTCCCTCGAGGAGCAGGCCAGGATCTTCGGGAAGTCGGAGGCGCGCGCGATCCGCGACGGCGCCGACGTCTACCAGGTCGTCAACGCTCGCCGCGGCATGACCAAGGTCGGTGCGCGCGGACGCCAGGCACGCTGGACCTACGAGGGCACCTCGAGGCACGGGAACTTCGGCCGCCGCGGTCTCGGCCGCGCGCGCCGCACCGTCGACGAGATCTACCGCACCGCCGGCACGCGCACCCGCGCGCTCCGCATGCTCGAGGAGGACGGCTACATCATCCCCGGCGGCCAGGAGCCCGGCGGATCGATCGCCGGACCGTTCCGCCTCCCCAAGAACGCCTCGCGCGCGACGCAGGAAGCCTGGCTCACCGGCCTCCGCGACCCCACGAGCATGGCCACCATGACCGAGGCGGAGAAGCGCCGCTACCGCGCCGACCGCGACTGGCAGATGGCCCGCGCAGGCCTGAACCCCTACCAGGCCGGCGCCGCTCAGCGATGGCGCGTCCTCACCGAGGGCCGCGGCACCGCCCGCGGCGGCTCCCTCCCCCGACCCCTCACCGACGCGGACCGCGCCCGCGCCGAGGCCGCGTACCGCCAGTACGTCCTCGGCGAGAACGGCGGCGACGCCGCCCTCGGCACCCGCCACACCCTCCCCGCCCCGGGGACCCGGATCTAGGCGCTGACGCACCGTCGGCGCCGCGCTCGCCGTCGGCGGGCTTCCTCGAGCTGCTCGGCGTGATGCCGGTGGCTCTCCACCTCTGGCCGGTGGCGCGTGATGTGCGTCGGCCTCCACCACCCAGGCTCGTCCGCGTGATGCGGCGGGCCGCGACCTCGTGATGAGGAGCAACCCACCATGACGATCTCCACCTGCGCGCAGAAGCCGTTCCCGCACGGCATCGACATCACCGCTCCCGGCGGCATCGACCGGCTGATCGAGTTCCATCGCGGCACCTTCGGGGACTGGCAGATGAACGTGAACGGCGGCGAGTCCGGCGGCGACGGCGGCGAGGGCCCCGGCGGCGCCAGCGGCTCGGACGGCTCCGGCGACGGAGACGGCCAGGGCGGCGACGGTTCCGGCGACGGGGCCGACGGCGACAAGGGCCTGAAGTCGGCGCTGGTCGCCGAGCGCAAGGCGACGAAGGCGGCGACCGCTGAGCTCGCGGCGGCGCAGGCCCGCGTGAAGGAGCTCGAGGACGCCTCGAAGTCCGACGAGCAGCGCGCGCACGAGGAGCAGGAGCAGCTGAAGTCCAGCCACGCGAAGCTCACCCGTGAGGGCGAGGAGAAGGACTCGCTGATCGAGCGGTATCGCGTCGCGGCCGCGAAGGGTCTGGACCTGCAGGCGGCGGAACGACTCAAGGGCGCCACCCGCGAGGAGATCGAGAAGGACGCCGACGACTGGATCGCCCTGTGGGGCACCGGCGGCGGTCGGCAGGAGCAGCACCGGGGCGATCCCGGCCAGGGCCCGCGTGGCCAGGCGCAGGAGTCCTCGTTCGCACAGGGCTCCGAGCGCGCGAAGGCCCGCTTCGGCGAGCAGAAGTAAGCGGTCGACCCCGCCCGGGGCGGCCGGAACCACCACTCCTGAAGGAGGAGAACCATGGACCTCTCCGTCCGTGACCAGGTGTTCGGCAGCGAGAACCGGGCGTGGCTCGGGTCGCAGCACGGCACCGAGAGCAACCCCTCGATCACCCTCGACGTCTCGACGTTCACCGCGGCGACCCACTACCCCGACGGCGTCATCCCGTCCGGCGTGGTCCTCGCGGAGATCACCGCGACCGGCCTGTACGGGCCGTTCGACCCCGACGCCGAGGACGGCCGCGACACCGCGGCCGGCCACCTCTTCAACAGCACCCCGGTCGCCGCGGGCGCCACCCACCTGGGTGCGCCGCTGCTCAACCACGGCGCTGTCGTCGAGTCCAAGCTCCCGGCCGCTTCCGGCCTGGACGCCACCGCCAAGGCTGACCTCGCCGGTCAGATCCGCTACCGCTGAGGAGGAGCAACATGCTCATCAACGACATCGTTCCCGGTGGGGCGCTGACCTCGTACGCGCGCGAGGTCCCCACCCCCGCGAACTACATCCTGAACCAGTTCCTGCCGGACCGGCAGGTGCCGGACATCGAGGCGACCATCGACTCGGTGACCCGCACGAACCGCGCGGCGAGCTTCCGCTCGTACGACGCGGAGACCCCCATCGGCCAGCGTGAGGGCTTCTCCCGCCGCAAGGTCATGCTGCCCCCGGTGGGGCAGAAGACCGTGATCGGTGAGCTCGAGCGCCTGCAGCTCGAGAAGATCCGCAACGGGGGCGGGAACACCGCGGCGATCGCCGATCAGGTGTACGACGACGTCGAGCTGAACGCGCGCGCCACTCTGGCCCGCGTGGAGCTCGCGCGCGGCGACGTCCTCGCCGACGGCAAGTTCACCCTCGCCGGGGAGAACGGGCTGACCCTCGAGGCCGACTTCGGCGTCCCCGCCGAGCACCTGGTCGCCCCGACCGTGCTGTGGAGCGATCACGCGAACGCGACGCCGCTCTCGGACCTCACCGCGTGGTCGCAGCAGTACAGCGACGCGACCGGTGAG